GTAATAGTAAATGTCTCCGTCACATCTTATTGGATTAGCAACATCCAGACTAGTGCAGCATGTCTATCCATCGCTCAAAGTCCCTTCGACGCACACCAGAGAGGTCCAACGTGCTGGCCAGTATCAAAGCCGCGCGTAAGTCTTCAAGTTTGTGCCATGGCTCATTGGCGCCTTCTTCTCTCCACTCAATCATTTCCGCCTTGCATTGGGCAATTAAATAAAGCTTTCCCACTTCATCTAGTGAGGACCAATCTCGTATCATCTTTATCCACCACAGTAGATCAAAGCAGAAAGCTCCACTAACTAGTGAAATATATAAGTGACCTGAGACATCTAACTCCAGACGCTTTAAGATATCTGGTCTCTTATGTACGTAATCCGTATTTAAGCGTAACATGGTAGAGTGCGTTCTCAGACCTACAAATCTACATAAAGAAACATCAGGTACAATTTCAATAGGGCCGCGTCTCATACAAACAACTCCGAATTTGCAAGCCCAGGCCGGGTCATAACTTTCTCTAAAACCCTCATCCCCTAAACAACCCTTCCACATCAGATATAATATAAAGCCATTTAAGTCTAATACCATGCGTTCTTCATTGCAAAATTTAAGCATTAACGCAGTAGATGAATATCTGAAGTCATCATATCCGGTTTGGGTCTCTTCACCTATCCAAACCGTTGCGAATGCAGAGGTAGATAATATATAATTGATTAACGGTATATTCGAATTGTTTCTTCTGTTTGTCAAATAAAACATGTCGACACGAGGTAACACAGATCTATGGTTTAGCCCGTCAGCTCTCATAATGTGTAAAAATTGTAATATGGCTCTCTTCAATTTCCTTCCTCGTGAAAAGCCATGAAAGTTGCGTACAAGCGTCACACATTCGTCATGGGTAACCGTAACATCCCTCGCATCAATCAAATGGTCTCGCGCAATTCTGCTGTAACCGTTCAATTTCAGTATCGTTCTCAATTCAAACATTGTTGCTGGCGCCATAGGCTGCGGCACGATCAAACTCGTGCACACAGTAAAAACCTCTTCTCCCATGGGGATACGTAACTTAACGCATGCCATGCACAGCCAGTCACGATTCGCCATAGCTACGAGTGTACCCATTATATCCTCATTTCTTGCTCTCATCTCCCACTCTTCGTTCGAAGAGTCGCCCCTATCTGACCTGACATCCCAAATTAAACCATGTGTTAGTCCCTCACCAAATCTCATTAACCCTCTTAATTGTTCCGGAGTTTCTAATAGGATAGGCATTACTACTACATTCTGGTATGAACACGCAGGTGAGATTGGATCTATGCATACCCAGGTGGTTCTATTAAATCTCTCTATATCTTTACTTCTAAACTTCATTAAGGTCCGCATATCCCCAGCACCTACGTAATAAATTACATCAAAATCATAAACGAAATAATCAAGCATGCATACCAGTTTCTCATCAGTGGGACCGTCATCTAGATATGGCAGCTTAACCGTTGTTGAGAACCCTAACCCTGGTGGTGGAATTGGCAGACCATAGACTCTATGTCTCCGAGGATCAGTGCACATTAAAGTTTCAGCTTCAGAGCCATGAAATTCCACCGCGAATGTAGTACACCATTTTCTTACTAAATCTCCACATTTTTTCCGTAATCCCACTCTATCTGTACCAATTTTAGTTTCAAAAGATTTTGCTGATGCGTCTTTTGGATATATTGCGGGAAAAGCAATGTCAAGTGGAGCAATTCCATCTCTAGTCTGTATTTTCTGTCCTTTTCTGCCCACAAAAATGAAATTTAAACCGCGTAGTTGTCTCAAACTCCAAGGGATAATATTTCCTGTGACAAAGATATCAGTCTGATGTTTACCTAGTATTCTCCATACAGTATTTAAGGTCTCTTTTCCGGTTAATCTGATTACTGGCAAGAACGTTTCATTCAACTGATGTTCGAATCCTTTGGCGACGTAGATGACTGCATGTGGGGTAGACATTTTTAAC